GAGAAAACGGAAGTGCCTCTTCTATAAACACGACTTTGTGGCCAAGGGCCGTCGTCTCGACAACGTTGATGGTCATTGTCTGCTCTTGGTCTATGACGACGGGAAGATCCGGATCGTAACTGCTTAAGACCGCAATCAACTCTCTGACCGTCATCTATCCCTCCGTCCCGGTCGCCTTGCGTCGGCCGCGCGGCTTGGTCGACGGCCGGGCCGCGGCTTTCCTCCCCATCCCGAAGTCCAGACTGTTCGCCAGCTCCTTGGCGTATTCCGGCGCCAGGTGCAGGTAGCGCTCGACCATGCGCTCGGAGCGCCAGCCGGCGGCCTTCTGGGCGGCGAGCTTGCCCCGGCCGCTCCGGATGATGTGGCTGGCGGCGTTGTGCCGGCCCCAATGGGGCGTCACCGTGCGCAGGGTGGCCGCCCGGAGCATCAGGCGGGCCGCCTGGCGCTTGTCGCCCTGGCGGAGCTTCCGGCGTGCCAGGCGCTCCACAACGGCTGCTGCGCGCTCCCGCATGGCCTTCCAGGCGGTCTTGACCTGGAAGCCGCTCTGCCGGCGGGGCTTCTTATAAGGCCGGTTCTTCGGCGTCAGGATCAGGGCGTCGTGCGGGTCGGTCCGAGTCTCGAGGTAGTCGTGCAGCATGGCGACATACCAGTCCGGAATCGACCGGGTGATCGGCTTGCGGTTCTTGCTTCGGGTCCAGCCGAGATAGAACTCTTCGTGGCCGGGCTCGAGGTTGAGCCCGGTGCCGAGCGGATCCGCATAGTTCGGTTGGCGGCGGCTGATGTAGAGCAGCGCGCCACCGCGGATGCCGGTCGCGAAGACGCCGCCGACGAAGATCTTCAGCTTCGGTCCGGCGCATTTCATCAGCAGCCGGACCTCTTCGTTGTAGAGCCACTTGTTGATCGGCGTCGCGAAGATGTCCTGCACCGGCAGTTCGGGCCGCGGGAAGTCGGCGCCGATCCAGCCCTTCGCCGCGGCGTGGTTCATCACCGCGCAATAGACGTTGGCCTCGCGCTGCTTGGTATCGAGCCCATTGCCCTTGGCGTCATGCAGCTCGGAGAAATAGGCGCCGATGTGCGACAGGTCCTTCGGCGATCGCTTCGCCTCGCCTTTTCGCACCGGGGTCTGCCGACGGCGGTTCTCGTCTTCAACATAGTCGGCGAGGGGGATATCGGCGACGCCGCGGTCGCGCAGGAACCGGATCCACTTCGCGACGTATTCGGCTTCCTTGTCCGCGGCGCCGGCGCGCTCGGGATTCTCGGCTACTCGGTCTTGGTACCGCTGCTCGCAGTAATCAGTCGCAGCTTCGGTGAAGGTGACGACGTGCTGCTCGCCGTAGAGGAGCGCGTTGTAGATCTTGGTTTCGCGCTGCAGCCGGATTTCTTCGACGCGGGCAGCAGCACCGGCCTCCCCTGCGCCAATGCCAGTACTCTCGTAAACGGATCGTGACTTCTTCCCGGCTTTGACGGTGCCGCGGAGGTAGTAGTACGTCCGCCCCTTCGGGACTTTGGCTTTGAGAGGCATGGAAGGCTTTCGATCACCCGATTGTAATGTTGCTGTTCGAAGATTTTATGCCTCTCCGTCCCGGAGTAAAAGACAATCTCCGGGAAGGAAATTCGCAGCTTTTTCAACCACTCACGCAGGGTCCGCTCGGAAACCTGCAGCTTCACGGCGAGCTCGGACTGGGTGAGCGGCCAGGTTGGAGACTCGGATTTTCGGGCCGTGGCGGTCATGTATGCCCCGCCTTGATGGTTACCGTCGCCCCATCGGCGAGGTCTAGCACGTCGCGGTGCGGCGCATCCCTCCAGTGCCCGGCGAACTGGACCTGGAAGGTGTGGCGGCGGACGGCATGCGTCTGGCCATGGTACTTGCCGATGCGGGGGTGCCGGCAAGGCTCGCCGACCGTAGCGCCGCAGAGCTCGCAGGCGACATAGGCGACGCTGCGATCGGTCCGGAGATAGCGGCCGTATTCATTCGGCACCGCGACGAAGATGAACTTGCCCTGGCGATCGTCGAAGGCGACCAGGCGGATCTGCGGCATGCGGCAGACGGTCATTGGTTTGCGATCTCCAGCAGCACGTCGGCGTGGCAGGGTTCGCCAGGCTTGCACCAGCAAGCGAGGTTCTTGCCCTTCAGCACCGCGACGATCTCAGCGAGAGCCGGCGCCTCACCGGCTGTGATCTTCGGACCGAGCGGCACGTCGCCTTTGTCGCCGGCCAGCCTGGGCTGTTCTTCCATGGCGATCGTCTTGCGGCCATGTCCGGGCGCGACCCAGCCCTTGAAGGCGAACACAGAGGCCTGTTGCCGTCCGAGCCGATCCGCGCGGCAGCCGTAAGAAATAGCGATCCATCCATACTCGGCCGACCGGAAGTCGAATGGATTCCCCCACTTGCTCGGCCGCGCGACGTTCACCGCCGGCAGGCCGTTCCTCGCCCGCGACAGAGCCTGCAGGTCGAAGCCCTTGCGGCGGGAGAGTTGGAGGCGGACGGGCTGGATGATTGCGGTCATCGGTGATCGGCCTGCGGCACCTCGATCATGATGATCTTGTCGGGTGATACCTTCTCAGCGAGCTCGGAAAGCGGGTCGATCCGCTCATGCTGATCGGTATCGAACTTCGGAACCGCGATTTCAGGGCCATATCGGTCAAGCCAGCGGTCGCGCCATTCGGCCCAGTTCTCTGGTGTCACGCTGCTGGCTTCGTCGATGGCGGCCTGCAACTGCGGGTGCATCGCCACGATGACCGGCGTCGCTTCGCGACTGATGCGCGGTATCTGGTGCGTGAAGACGCTCTCGCCGGTCATATAGTTCAGCACGTCATAGACGCCGCCGATATCGGAGATGAGGATGCCGGTGGTGGTCGAGAGAACGGCGGTGGTAGGGAAGCACTTTGTCTCAGCCATCTTTCAATTCCTCAGATGTGCCGGCGTTTCGACCGTGTTCGCCTTCCACTTCGCGATCAACTCCTCGAAGGCCTTGATTGCCCGCTCGTGGTTCGTTTCCGTCCCGACGTAGGAGACTTCACCACCGGCCCAAACGAGAAGCTGGAATCCGACGCGTTCGCCGGCTGCCTCCGCCAGCATGCGGTCGATCGTGCCGGCGATGTCTTGCAGGCTGCTGGAAACTTTGACGGCAACGTTCGCCTTCATGCCGTCACCACGCCCGCCCAGTCGCTCGCCAGCGCATCGACGACATAAGCAAAGAGTTGTTCCGGGCTGAGCTGGAAGCGGTCGAAGTCATAATGGAAGTCGATGCCGCGCCGGCAGACGCTGTTCGCGTGCAGCGTCGTCATCTCTTCCAGCTTCCGCATGATCGTCACCACGACGCCTTCGCAGGGCGTGTGGTGGTATTCCATGGCCGGCATGGAATACTCCTCGCCGGGCCCGTAGCGCTCGACCGCCCGCAGGTAGACGTTGACATCGGCGACTGGAAAGCTCAGCCGCCCGCCTTTCTCGCTGCGCGGGCCATTGTGGCTGATCAGGATGTGCGAGCCGGTCTCCGGCTTGACGACCTCGAGGTCGCAGCGCTGGTTGACCTGGACGCCTTTCAGCACCCGCGAGGTGAAGCTGAAGCGGTGATTGTGCACCGCCGAATGCGCATAGCAGTTGCGGCGCGGCAGATCGGGGTGCCAGACATGCAGCCGCTGATTCCCGCCCAGCACGACCTGGATGAAGCCGAGCCCGTGCAGGCTGATGGTCTCTTTCGTGGGGGTGAAGTCTTTCATCTTCCCTTGTCCTTGCCGGTCGCACCGAAGAAGAGAGCCCGGCCGACGGCGTCGCAGAGGTCGGCCGTGATCGTAAGGCGGAGGCGCAGCACCGGCGCATCCTTGACGCCGGAGGCCTTCTGGCGCGTATCGGCGGCTTCCTGCAGCAGATAGCCGCCGACGGCTTCCCAGTTCATCGGCCGCTCGCTCATCTCCCTGCGCCCTCCAGGCTTCGGGAGACGGGTGCCGAGGCGGGGAACTCGCGGATCCGCAGGTCGGCCGGCCATTCGGCCGGGTCGCCACCCTTGCGGTCCTTGGTTTTGAAGGTCAACTGCTGCAGGCGGGGGTTGCTGCCGAGCTGCTTGTCGAAGACGGCGATGCCCCGCAGCTGCGCCCATTCGAGCGCGAGTGCCATCCAGGAGAGGTGGAACAATCTTGCGTTCGGACCGGATTCACCGCCGATCACCATCCACTTCAGGAAGCCCCAGTTGATCCAATCGACGCGCTCAAGGGCCGGCTCGTAGGAGACCCAGGTCAGCCAGCCTTCGCCGGCGAGATCCGCCATGGGGTGGCGTCGCTGGTTGGCGCGCGCCTGATCCTCGATCGAGGTGCCGAGCCAGACGTTCGGCAGCGGCCAGGCACTGCCGGCGCGCAGGGTGCAGTCGCGGACGGTGTTCGCGCGCATGTATTTGCGCATGCGCTGAGGCCGCTTGGTCAGGACCTGGAAGGTGTGATGGTTGCACAGCGCCATGACGGCGAAGATCTTGTCCAGGAACGCATCCGGCACTTCGTCATGGAAGATGTCGCCGTGGCTCGGCACGAAGATCTTGCGCGGTTTGGTCCAGGTCAGCGGATCGGAGAGGCGGTCCTCGCGCAACGCGACCTTGCCGGTCCAAACCAGCTTGCCGTTCCGGCTCTCGACCAGGCCCTGCAGCGGGCCCGCGATCTTCGGGTTCGGATTGTGGGCGAGGCGCCAGATCAGCGGCACCGCATAGCAATTGGTGCAGCCGGGGCTCTCATAGTCGCAGCCCTGCACGATCGGCCAGGTAGAATCGGTCCACTCGACGCCGGTCTCATAAGCCATCAGTGCACACTCCCGCAGCCGCCGGTGTGCCGGTCGATCACCTTGTCGGTCTCATCGGCGACCGCGTCGATGAAGTTCAGCGCGCCTTCGGGGTCGTAGCAGCCGAAGGCCCGGACCTTGCCGGCGGCGTCGTGGAGGCGGATCCAGATCGTGCCGTGCTCGCAGGACACGACCGTCATGTGATCGGCGGCGAAGGCGTCCGGGTCGGCAAGCTGGTGATCTTCGGCTTCGCGCTTGATGTCGTCGGCTTCGGCCATGTCAGTTCCCCGCCAGTCCAATCGCGGCGCCGGCGACGTCGAAGGCCAGGCCGCCCAACCATTTGTCGGAACGATCAGCGCAGCCCGTCACCGCGGCGGCGAGCGCGCAGATGAGAAGTATGCCGATCAGGAGCTTGACGTCGGGGCGGTTCACGCGATTCCCCTCTTCCGGTTGTCGATCACCTGGCCGGTATGCCGTCCGCATTCGCGGCAGAATTGCTGCCGGCGTTCCTCGATCATGTCGCGCGGGCCGGTGAAAACCATTTCGTAGCGACAGGGCGGCGGCGGCAGATGCGCATGCTCGGAGCCGACCGGGTGGCTCTGCTTCAAGCGCTCGACGTCGCACTCCGAGAAGATGTCGTGGTTGTGCTGAAAGTGCCCGGGCTGGCCGTTCGACAGGCGATCCGGAAACTTGATCGTCCGATAGCCGGTGATCCGGAAGGTGATGTTGGGATGGACGTTAGGCTCGGTCATGCAGCGCTCCGTTCCTCGGCTTGCCTGGTCGCGGCGCGTCCGGTTTCGGAGTTCCATACCTGCGGCAGATGCGACCAGTGGGTGTGATAACCAGGCCAGTCGCTGTCGCCGGGCGAACCGCACCAGGGCGCCTCGCTCACCGGCAGCTTCCACCACAGGACGGGCCCGAAATCTTCATGCCAGGTGTCGGCCGGGTAGAGATCCAGGAACTTTGCCCCGATCGCCGCGCGGCGGTGCTCAACCTCGCGGTTGTTCGCCTCCAGGAGCTCGGTCACGCGGGCGTCATGCTCCTTCAGTGTCACGAAGCCGTAGGCACGCGGATCCTGTTGGACGGCCAGCATGGTGCTGCTGACCAGTTCATCGACGAAGACCGAGGCGGCGTTCTTGACGGCCTGATTCAAGGCGGTGTTCACCAGCTTGTCGTGGTCGGTCATGCGCCGGTCTCCAGCACCGCAGCCAGGGCGGAGATGCAGAGATCCAGTTTCAGAGATACATGGGTGGTCGGTAGGCCGCGCCGAACCTCGTCCGGCGTCATGCTCGGTGTCTTCAAGTGTTCAAGCCGCGATCGTGGCCTTGGGGCGATCCGGTGGACGACGACGCGTGTCAACCGCTCGCGTTCTGCCAGCAGGAGAGCGCCGGCGCGTTCCAGATTGCGAGCCCTGGTCTTCGGCTTCCACCATTTGACATCCCAGGGCCAGCCGAGCGGTGCGCCGTCCTCGCGCAGTGTCATGCCATGACCGGTTCCCCAGTGCATATAGATCATCGCGGCGCGCAGCATCTCGCCGTCGCTATGCTCATCATCATGCGCCAGGGTCCAACCTTCCACGGCGATCTGCCGCTTGCGCTCGGCTTCGACCAGGCTGCGCGCGGTCGCGAGAAAGTCGGTCATGCAACAAGCCCCGGCAGTTTCGGCAGCAGGCCGTCGCGATGCAGGCCGCGGGCGAAGTCGATGAAGACGTCCTTGGCGACGCCCCAATATTCGTCGTGCTCGAATATGATCGGTCGCGCGCGCGGCGGCGGCATATCGACCGGCATATCGAGCGCCGGGCTGCCGGGCGGGATCAGGTCGCGATACTCGGTCGCCAACATGACCAGGTCGGCATGCTTGACCTCGGCATGGATATCCATCGGCACCGGCCATTGCAGGCCACAGGCGAGATGGATCGCGCGCTCGACCGGCTCGGTGACTTGGTCATAGGCGGCCAGGGCCGCCGGCGAGAGCATGCGCATTGCGTTCTTCAGCGGCGTCGAGACGTCGCCCAGATAGCCTTCCGCCGCATCGTGCAGCAGCGCATAGGGCTTCACCGCATCACGGCAGAGCTGGGCGACCGCGACGCTGTGGCTGGCCACGCTGTAGAAGCCCTGGATATGGCCGGTCCAGCGGCACATCTTCGCCGTGGCCGCCGCGATCACGCGCAAACTCACCTGCTCCAGGGAGGGACAAAGCAGGTCGAAGCGGCGACCGTCGGCGGTGATGATCCACGGCGAAGGCATGGCGGCTATTCCGGCTTGCCGAAGAACAGCGGCAATTCGGTCTCGGCCTGGGCGCGGTTGGCGGCTTCCTTGAAGGCGTAGTCGAAGACGCGCTCATGCTGGTAGAGCTGGTAGAACCAGACCACGCTGGACCCGGAGACCCGATAGCGGAGACGAGCCGCGATGCGGTAGAGCTTGCCGTGCAGCCAGATCGGGATGGCGATCAGGAACAGGTTCGGCACCCGAAGCGGCTTGCCCTCTGCGTCACCGTGGCTGTTCTGGTACTGGATCGTCGCCTCACCGGTGCCGAGATTGACGGCCCCCTTGACGCTCGAGGTCTCATAGACGGACAGGCCGCGAGAGAGCTCGACCATCTGCGCCGGAGTGGCGAAGTTGCCGCCCAGGAGCTTCGCGAGGGCGGCCAATTGTTCCGCCGGCGTCTTGGTGCCGAAGTCGCCGCCGGTCGCCGCCTCGGCGATGTTGCCGACAAGCTGCGCATCCGGCATGTCGATGTCGCCGAGCCGGTCTTCGATGAAGGCGGCGAACTCGCCCTGCTTCATCGGCTCGCCGTCCATCTCCAGCCACTTCTTCCACTCTTCGGACAACGGCAGCGGATAGACCGCGCGATGGTCGTTCCAGCGCGCGACACCGCCGCCGGCCAGGTTGGTGATCGCATCGCCGCCGCGGCGGTTGTAATTGAATATCGCCATCAGGCTGGCTTCCGTCATGGACGGGTTGGCATAGAGCGCGCTCTCCGCGTCCTTGAACCGGTTGGCCAGGGCGATGAAGCTGTCCAAGGTCGTGACCTGGGCGGTGCCCTTGCGGCGCTCAGGCACCGGCAGGTGTCGGTCCACGATGTCTTTCAGGCTCTGCGCTTCCATGCCCTTGGGCGCGATCAGGACCTGCACGTCGCGGCCGTTGACCGTGGTGATGGTCTGCACTTCGGGCTTGAAGTTGTCCTTGATGATGTCGGCCAGCGCACCGGCTTCGGTGGGGCCTTTCAGGTCGTTCATGCGAATCTCCTATGACGAAGGCGTGGATGCCGGGAGTAAGTCCCGGCATGACGGTGGTGATGGGTGATTCAGGTGGCGCCGGTGCCGAAGATCGGGTCGGAGACCTCGCGCGGCTTGCCGAACATGACGAGCTGTCGCGGATCCTGCGGCGTGAAGTAGTTTTCCGGCGAGAGCCACATGACCGTGGTGCCGGGCTTGTCTTCCGGCAGCGTCACCTTGAGCTTGGGCGAGATGTAGTGCATGCCCTTCTCTTTCTTGAACTCGATGGTGATCACCATCTTCGCCTTGGCAACGCCACTGTTCTCTGCGGCATGGTTTTCCATTGCCGCGGCGAGATCCCGAAGCTCCTCGCCGCACAGCTGGTGGAACGTCCCGTACTCGATCATGCGGAGGAAGTCGGCGAAGGTGACGGCCTTCTGCAGGCCTTCGGGATCTTTTCCGGCGCTGGCGTAGTCGGACATCGGTCTCTCCCTGGTTGGACTGGTTAACGGCTGTACGCGGCGAGGCGATCGGCGACCGGCGAGGCGCGGCCTTTGAGCTTGGCGGCTTCGGTCTCGCGCTCGATGAAGGGGCGGATGACGTCCTTGGCTTCGGCGCGCAGTCTCGCCGCCTCGCGCTGGTTCGCGTCGGCGAGCTCGGTGTCGCCTTGGGCGCGATAGCCACGCGCGAGCTTGTCGCAGATGTCCGCCTTGGTGTTCAGGTGGCGGTACTGCTTCTCGTCGGGCGAGAGCGCGGGCGCCGGCGGGCGGCGGACGGGAAGGGGGCGGCGCATCAGTATTCTCCGGAGTCCGGCAGCTTGCGCAGGGTGGAGATCGAGGCGGCGCGGGTGATGCCGCAGCGGGAGCCGCCGAGCGCCACCATGGCCATATGCGCCTTGAAGCCGCGGATCCGCCCCGTCGCCCCGTCCGCGCACGCGACCAGGTCGTTGACCTTGAAGGCGTGCGGCTGCATCGGCAGACCGACCGCGCGCGCGGCGCGGGCGTTCGCGAAGTCGATCACCGTGCAGAGGTTCGGACGGCTGCTCAAGGGGCGGATCGTTTCCATCGGGTCGCCTCAGTAGCGGCGGAGGATCCGGCCGAGCTTGATCGGCTGGGCGATGATCACCGGCTCGTCGCCGATGGTCTCCGCTTCGACCAGCTGTTGCTGGACCTCGACGCCGACGCGCTTGGCATTGGCGAGCGCTGCGTTGTAGGCGCTGGCCGTCTCGCGCACCGTGGCGGAGAGCAACCGATCCTCGGCGATGGTGCCGAGCGGGGCGGTCTGCTCGGCGGCGGAGAGCTTACGTCGCCTCGGCTTGTTGCGAAGCTGGGCGACGCGCTTCCTTTTCTTTGTCTTCGCCGCCAGTAACAAGAGATGCTTGGTCATGGTCAGGACACCTTTCGGTTAGAGCCCCTGATAGGGCGGGAAGAGCGGCACCGGGTGATCAGGAATCACCGAGTGCCGCCTGCGCCGCAGCTTGCGGCGGTGGTCCAGAACCTGGCCGAAGGCGACCAGGGCGATGAAGACGAGGCTGATCAGAGCCGCAGCGGCGAGCAGATTGCCGATCCAGGCCAGGACCTGAAGCGCTGCGCCGGAGGCCTCGATTTCCATCAGCGGCGGACCTTCTGCTCGCGAGACATGCGCTTGATGTGACCAGGCGCTGCGCTCAGGTCGCGCGAACCAGCGCGCTGCCAGCGCGCGACGCGGCGGCGGGCCGTTTCGGCGCGTTGCTCGGCAAAGGCCTGCAATGCGGGTGCGACGCGTTCGGCCTGCTGTTCACGATGCGCACGCTCGCGCACGGCGGCACGCGCGGCACCCTGCCCAGGCTGATGCGCCATCCGGTGCGACCCGAAGCCGAACAAGGCGCCGAGCGAACCGGCCGATGCGGCGAGGCTCATGACGTGGGGGCGCTCCATCACGCACCGCCCTGCAGGCCCGGGGCCTTCTTCGCGGCGAGGCGCACGGCGGCGGGCAGGTGCTTCAGGTCTTCGGGCTGGAAGCCGGCGCGCTTGAGATCGCCTTCGGTGCAGCCGCCGCCTTCGGCGGTGCGCTCGACGATGAAGGTCGCCATGCGTGCGGTGACCGCGATCGGTCCCTGGAGGACCAGGGTCTCGCGCTGGGTCTCGACGCCGCGGGCGCGGTCGGTGGCGCGGTTGCGGTGATAGCGCCGCTCCTCGCCCTGGTTGGCCTGGTTGAAACGGCTCTGCGGATTGAGGGCTTTCACGCGCTACGCTCCTTCTGCGTGGACGCAATTGCCGCATGCGCGGCGGGCGGCTCCTCGGTGCGGGTGACGGGGTTCGCGGCGACGATGTCGCGCGCGACCTGCCAGAGGGATTCCTGGAACGAGGTCTCGCCGAACGGCATGTCGGCGATCGTGCCGCGCATGGCGGCGAGGAAGTCGCTGTCGCCGTCGTGGAACAGGACCAGGTTGCGCAGCGCCTGGAGTGGGGTGAAGGCGGGTGCCGGCGCCAGCCGCTCGGTCGCCGTCAGGGCCGCGAGCGTTTCGAGCAGGTTGGCGGGCTTCTCGGTCGCGGTGACCAGCGGCTCGGCACCTTCGGGCGCGTGGCGGTCGAAGCGGCGCTCGCCGGTCCAGATCTTGGCCACGGGATCGACGTCCGTGGTGTTGCCGGCGAAGATCAGGAAATAGTCGCCGCTGGGATCGTCCTTGCGCCAGGCGGTGACGCCGCCGGCGCGCTGCTCGCGGCGCCAGCCGCGCGGCTTCATGATCTCCGCGGCCGTGAACGCGGGCTCGGCCGGGCCCTGCGGCGGGTAGATCAGGCTCGCCTGATTGCTTGAGGTCTTGCCCATCAGGCGCGTGCCTCCAAGGGAATGCCGAGGCAGAAGCGCCGCTCGACGTCGTAGTCGTCCGGCGCCTGGTTGCAGAGCCCGGCTTCGGTCTCGGCCTCGCCGCGTTCGGAGAAGTCGGCGACGATGTCGTCGGGGTTCTCGCGGTCCATCACGCCGAAGCTGATGACCGCCCCACGCGCGTCCAGGATTTCATCGACGAAGAAGCGGTCCATCTGCAAATCCTCCTGGGGCCTCAGTCCTCGGCGCGCGGCTGGTGCTGGAAGATCAGGTCCGGCTCGGCCGCCGAGCCGGCGGCCGACACGTCGTCGGCCACGGCGAGCGTGGCGACACGCTCGATCGCGCGGGCGAGGCTGGTGTGGTGGGGAGACATCGTGCCGTCGATATAGGCGGCATCCTTGCGATAGCGGCCGGCGGTCCAGATGATCGCCAGCGGATCGGCGTCGCAGTCGCCGTCGGCGGTGATCAGCGCGAACTCGTCGTTCTCGAGGTCCTTGCGCCAGGCCTGGACGTTGCCGCCCATGTTCTCGCGGCGCCAGCCGGCGGCCGTCATGATCTGCTCGGCGGCGCTCGGCGTGGCGGCGGTCGCGGTGGTCTGGTCGGTCATGGTGGCTCCCCGTGCTGGCTCCCGGGAAAGACCCTCCGGCGGTGGGGTGCCGGAGGGAGTTAACAGGGAGGCTTAACGCCAGGCTGGAGGCCCGGACAGGTGAAGTGTTACGACATCCGGAACATTGGCGTCAAGCAGTTTGTTCCGATAACCGGAACATCGCGGATTCAGGCTCTTCCCAGATTGCGGGTGTCCTCCTCGATCGCCGATGATCCACGGTTGCAGAGCGGGGGAGGGCAGCAATGATAAATTATTGGCTCGCGGCGTTTGCAATCCTGGGCGCGCTGCTCTTCCTATATTTCCGTTCGCGCTCGAAAACGGAGCCCAGCATCGAGCCGCCCGTCAGCAACGATGACGCTGATGCCTGGAAGGCTGTGTTCGAGCAGCGCGCTGCGAGCGTGCCTTACCGGGCACCGGCATCGCCGTCGGGAATAGTCTTCACCGTGTCGGTCGATCCCCAGGACGATTACTTCGGCGACGCTGTCGCGGATCCTGTCCTCTCTCGCGGCGAAGATGACATGGACGTCAAGATCGACCTGGACAATGCGGGCGCGCGCGCTGCCGGCGGCACGTTCGACAAGCGCGCACGAGACACCGTCGTCGGAATCAAGTACGTGGATGCGCGGGGCGTGGAGACGGTGAGAGATATCGCCGTCTGGCAGTTCAACAACTTCTATCTCGGTGCATGGTGCTTCGAGCGGCAGCGGCCTCGCACCTTTCGATGGGATCGCATCTCAGCGGCATTCGACGCCAAGACCGGAGAAATCATTCCAGACCTGCGCGCGATGTTGCGCGACATCGCCGACCAGAGCGAGACCTGGAAACCGCTTTGGCCTATCGTGAGGCGCGGCCTTCGCATCCTCGCCTATATTGCTCACTGCGATGGCAGTGTGCATACAGCAGAGCGGGACGTCATGCGGTCGTATATCAGGTCAGCTCTGGCGGCATCAAAGGATTCTCCGGCCGTCAATGATGAGACATTGACAGCCCTGGTCAGGCAGACGGAGCGAACGCTGCCGCATCCGGACAGCCTTCAGGAATCGCTGGATGCGATCGTGACGCATGAGCGCCAAAGCCAGCGTTATCGCATCATCGCTGAGCACGCCTTGCAACTGGTCGAAGCCGACGGGACGATAACGCCGGAGGAACAGGCAATGGTGTCGGGCCTTCGCGATTGGCTTAGCCGCATGGAAGTTAAGAAGGCCGCGAAGTCGAAGCGAGCAAAACTGCCGAAGGCTGCTTAAGGTTCTGGTCGATAGCTTCCGACCACCAGGGCTGTAATTCTCAGGTGGTCATTGGTTTCATCGAAGTCATCTTCGCCAGCTGCCGGCACCTTCCAAGGCTGCTGAAACTGCGGATGGTCTGATCGCGGCCAGAGCCACATCTGGCCATCAGCATCGATCTGCAATTCCTTGACGGTCGCTTCCATCAACCCAACTTCGTTGATGCGTTGAACCACCACGCGCATCCCGGTCTTGGGTTCCCACCCATCAGCAGACTGGGCGAGGTCGAAAACACTCACGACCACAACGATTGAACCCTCAGGGTAAAGGCGGTTCATGGACGGACCATTGACCGCCAGGCCTTCTTTCTTGAAGCGCCCATATCGAGGGTCAGTCGGAATGTCCATTTCGTACTGGTCAGCGGGTTCGTAAAGGACCGTGTCTTTGAAAACTCCAGCTGCAACTTCACCGACGACCCGGATTGATCCCATCCGCCGTGGTGTGGGATCCAAATTGAGCGGAAGCACCGACCGATCCGAGAGCTGCGCCAACAATCGATCGGCTGGCCACTCGAGATAAGCCGCGATGGTCGGGACCTCCGACGCGCCAATTTTCCGCTCCCCGGAAATCATCTCGCTCACGCGAGAACGGGGCAGGCCCAGCACTTCGGCCAAACCCATCTGGGTTTTTCCGATCGCTTTAAGTCGTTCTTTCAACCACTTGTTCCGCATTTCGTAAGTATCGCGGCGCACAAGTGATTCGGATGTACCGATCTTCGGAACAAAATTCCTTGAAGTTATGTTCCGGATGTCGTAACACGCATCCCTATGAACATCGCCAAGCATGTCATTTCCAAGTGTGGCGGCGCCGCCGTGGTGGCCAGCTGGCTCGGTCGGCGTGCCGCCCGCGTTTACCATTGGACATACGATCGATCCCGAGGCGGGACGGGCGGTCTGATCCCAGCCGGTGAGCAAGTCCCTTTGCTGCTCGCCGCACGCGCCGACGGCGTTGACCTCCAGCCCATCGATTTCTTTGGCATGACCGAACTGCCCCCGCTTGGAAAATCCAATGCGGGGAAGGTGGCCACGCCTACGCAAGGCCTCAACGACAATCCCCGGGAGAAAGTGGCGTGAGCAAGCTTTGGGCGCGCTTCATCTGTTGGTTCTGCCGGCCGGCGATCGAGGTGGCGCTCGCCGAAGCCGACCGACGGCGTATCCAGCAGATCGATTGCTTCGAGAGGACCGGCTCGTTCAACCCCCAGTTTCTGCTGCTGCGGACCGAAGCCGATACCGAAATCGACAAGCTCGGTTTCGTGCACTGCATGCAGCACTCAGTGAAGGAGTACTTGCACAAGCGGTTGAGCCGGGATCGTGGTTACCGCGAAGCCGTCGAAGCCGCGCGGGTGCGGCGCATCCTGGAGGAGAACAAGCCCGCCGCCGCCAAGCCGCAGCCGAAAACGCGGAGGCGTCGGAAGAAATGAGCGGCGCTTCTTCCTATCCTTGGGGTCTGAAACGCTCCGACATCGTCGCGGCAATCGCACCGATGCGTCCGACGGCTTGGCGGCCGTCATCGCCGAAGTTCTCCGCGACGAAGTCGCCGGCGATGTCGATGATTGCTCGGTTCCGGTCGAGCGCACTGAGCTCGTGCTCGGCGATCTGGCCCCCCAGAGAGGCTGCAACAATTGCTTCGAGGGCCGCCATCCGCAGCCTTGGATCATTCAAGTCCACTTTCCGCTCCATCGTTGAGTCTCGACAACCGACGAGCGTAGCGGAAAACCGGTCCGGCGGCACGCCGGACCGGCCCAACTCATCGGTGCACGCATGACCAAGGTCCGGGACCCCCGCAGCTTCGAAGAGGCGGCGCTCGACATCGCGCGTCATTTCGGCGCGCCGGTCGCGGCCAAGTTCGTCGATCGCGGCGAGGCGACGATCCGGCGCTGGACCGATCCCGACAAGGACGGCCAGCCGACCATCCACCAGGCGCTGCGGCTCGATGTCGAGTATCTCAAGGCCTTCGGCACTGCGCCCTTCCTGCAAGCCTATGTGGCGCAGCTCCAGGAGCGCGCGCCCGAAGCGATGCGCTCACGCAGCGTCGCCGATCTCTTCTCCGAAGCCATGGATCTGCCGGTCGAGGCCGGAAAGCTGATCGACCTGCTGCGCCGCGTGCGTGGCGCGCAGTCGGAAGCGGGGCCGGGCCTCAGTGTCGCGGAGAAAGCGGCCTTGCAGAAGAGCATCAGGCAGGTGCGCGACGAAGTCGACGACATCGAAGTGGCGCTGAAGAAGAGCTGAGGAATCCAGGCCCGCAGAAAGGGCATCGCCGGGAAGGCTGCACGCCTCAACCCCGGGCCGAAGCTGCCACAGCGGGAGGCAGCCGCCTTGCTGTCGAAGGCGTGAGCAATACCCATTAGCGGCGTTTCATACACGCCGCAACCGGTGCATCGAAGAACCGCGCAGGGGCTGTCTCAGACTTGCACGCGGGAGACCGGTGGAACCCCGGCGCCGAATTTGGGTGAGGCGGGGACGACGTGCTGCTGGACAATGAAATCATCGTCGACAACTTCGCCGGCGGGGGCGGGGCATCCGAAGGGATCGAGCAAGCACTCGCCGTGCTCGCACCCGGCCGCTTCGTCGATATCGCGATCAACCACGATCCGGAAGCGGTCACGCTCCACAAGGCCAACCACCCGCGGACCGAACACTATTGCCAGTCGGTCTGGAAGGCGGATCCGCGCGATGTGACGAAAGGCCGGCCGGTCGGCCTCGCCTGGTTCTCGCCGGACTGCAAGCATTTCAGTAAGGCCAAGGGCGGCAAGCCGGTCGAGAAGAAGATCCGCGACCTGGCCTGGGTGGTGGTGCATTGGGCCAAGCTGGTGAAGCCCCGCATCATCATGCTGGAGAATGTCGAGGAGTTCCGCGACTGGGGCCCGCTGATCGAAGCCGAAGGCGGCAAGCTGGTGCCGTGCCCTCTGCGCAAAGGGCTCACCTTCAAGCGCTGGGTGCGCGAGCTGCGGAAGCTCGGCTATGTGGTCGAGTACCGCGAGCTCCGGGCCTGTGATTACGGCACGCCGACCATTCGCAAGCGGCTGTTCCTGATCGCGCGCTGCGACGGCGCGCCGATCGTCTGGCCGAAGGCGACGCATAAGCCGGGCAAGGTGAATGAAGACGGCATCGTGACCAAGTGGGCGAAGGGCCGGGGCCTGACGCTCCGCGATATCCAGGCCCTGAAGCCGTGGCGGACCGCGGCGGAATGCATCGACTGGTCGCTGCCGTGCCCCTCGATCTTCGACCGGAAGAAACCCCTGGCTGAGGCCACGCTGCGGCGGATCGCGCGCGGCATCCAGCGCTATGTCCTCGAGGCGCAGAAGCCGTTCATCGTCCGCACCGACATGACCAGCGGCGCCCATAAGAACGGGTTGCACGATCCCGACGACCCGATGCGCACGCAGACGACGGCGAACTCCTTCGCCGCGGTCGAGCCGTTCATCGTGCCGATCACCCATCATGGCGACGATCGCTGCCATGGCGGTGGCGAACCGACGCGCACGGTCACGACCGCGCATCGCGGCGAGATGGCCATTGTGGTGCCGAGTGTCGTCGGCGTCGGCGGGCGGGCAGGGCAGTCGCGCCCGCGGGGCGGCGGCGAGCCGTTGCAGACGTTCACCGCCAAGGCCGATTCCGCACTCGTCTCGGCGACGCTCATCAGTCGGCACAGTGATCACGGCACTGACGTGCGGGCGAACTCTCCGGAGGATCCGGCGAGCACATTGACGGGCAGCGGCGGTCCTTCGGTCGTCGCCGCGCATCTGACCAAGTTCCGCGCGAACTCGATCGGCTCGGACATGGCGGATCCTGTGCCGACCGTGACGGCGAACAGCTTCATCAAGCGCCCGGGCGGGGCACCGCCGATTGGCGTCGTGGCGGCGCATCTGCAGCGCCAGTTCGGACACTCTGTCGGCAGCGATGCGGAGGATCCGGCGGGAACGGTGACGGCGGGCGGCGGGGGCAAGACCGCGCTCGTTGCCGCCACCATGGTGCAGACCGGATACGGCGAGCGCGAAGGCCAGGCGCCACGCGCGCTCGATATCGAGAAGCCAGCCGGCACCGCGGTCGCGGGCGGTGCGAAGGCCGCCGTGGTCGCCGCCTTCCTGGCACAGCACAACACCGGGCTGGTCGGTCACGATGCGGAGGAGCCTGTCTCCACCATCATCGGCAAGGGTTGCACGCAGGCGGTGGTCGCCGCCTCGCTGATGGTCAACACGACCGGGCATTCCGGTGCCGCAGCGGATGACGTGATGCCGACGGTCACGACCGGCGGGCATCACGCCGCGGTCGCGGCCCATATGCTGAGCCTTAAGGGCTCGGACCGCCGCGATCGTCCGGCCGATGAACCGGCGGCTTCGGTCTGCGCCGAAGGTACGCATGCCGCTTTGGTCGCGGCCTTCATGCAGAAATACTACGGCACCGGCGGCCAGGACGCGCCGGCCGACGAGCCGATGCACACCGCGACCGCCAAGGCGCGGCACGGCCTGGTCACGGTCACGATCGACGGCGAGAGTTACGTCATCGTCGATATCGGCATGCGGATGCTGACGCCGCGGGAGCTCTATCGCGCGCAAGGATTCCGCGACAGCTACATCATCGATCCGCCCTTCAACGGCAAGCCGTTGACCAAAACCGCGCAGATCCGCATGTGCGGGAACTCGGTCTGTCCGCCGATGGCGACCGCCCTGGTGCTGGCGAACTTTGCCGCACCGGTCGAGCAGAGCGAGGTCGCATGAGGATCGCGGACGCATCCTGCGAACCCGTGCTGCCGGTTTGGGACAAGTATGACCGCGACCCCGCTCTCGAACCGCGCGCGGGTGACCGCGTCGTCAAAAACACACGGGGGGGGGTAATGGTCCGCGCCGTTCTCCGCACCTTCTTCAGCGTTCCGGCGCAGAAGCGCTTCGTGGTCTACCGCACGCCGAGCGGCAGTTGCTTCTCGGTCGCGATCGAGCGCTGGCGGCGCTGGGCCAAGGGCGCGTCGCAGAGCGGTGCGGCATGAGCTGGGGCGATCGCCAGGTCGAGTATCTGCGGGCGCGCTGGGGCATCGATACGCCGCGCGCGATCGGGCTGGCGGTCGGCATGACCCGCAATGCGGTGATCGGCAAGGCGCACCGGCTGGGCTTGCCCGACCTCGGCAATCCGGTCGGCGGCGGCAGTCGCGAGAAGCATGCGCCGAAACCGCGGGCGCCTTACGCCCGACGGGATGAATCCGGCGCGCCGAAGGTCACCGGGGTCAAGGCGATGCGGCTCGCGGCGGCCGAGGCGGTGGCAGCATCGTCGCCCGCGCCGCAACCGAAAGAACCGCCGGTCGTCATCCCGTCGCGCTTCGCCAAGGTGAAGCCCATCGCCCATGACGGGACCGCACTGCCCATGCCGGTCCTCGGCTCCGGTCAATGCGTTTGGCCGGTCGAGAGCGGCCCCCAGGGTCATCGCTTCTGTGGCCAACCGGTCGAGCCCGGAAAGCCCTACTGCGCGGACCATCGGGCGCGCGCGAAAGGCGCGCAGAGTGCCAAGAGCACGGCGATCGGCCGCGAGAATGCGCGGCGCCAGTCCCAACTCAATCGGGCGGAGCGGGAGTCCGGCGCCGGCTTCTTCCATCACGGCCGCGGGTGGAAGGAACTCTGATGACCCACCTTCGCCAAGGCTCCGGCGGGCAGGTCCGCGGCATCAGGTCGATGGCCGAGCTTCGCCTGAAATGGGGCCCGGGAAACATCCCGAAAGAAATTGTTTCCCGGGAAACAATTTCTTTAGAGCCGCCGCAATCAAGCCGACGCAACCGCGGGCATGGCGTTGATTGGTCGGAGGCTGAGCTGGAGGTCCTGCGCCGGGACGACCTGCGGCCCCGTGAGATGCCGGCCCTGCTCCCCGGTCGCACGCTCCGCGCCATCCTGGTCAAGCGGCATCGCATCGGCGCATCGGCGAAGTACATGACCTGTGCACGGGCGCTGCGCGGCCCGGAGGTGGAATGATGCCGGCGCGGGTTTGGAACCAGGACCCGGCCAGCGATATGGGACGCCGCGCGGCGGCCGGCGGCCTGTCGATCCGCGCTTGCCCCTATCCCGAAGGGAACTGGCTGGGCGAGCGGTGGCGAGCGGCCTGGCGGGTCGAGACGGCACGGCTGGGCGGGCTGGAGCATCGCAACGTCACGACGCCGGCGATCTTTGCCGGAAACGAGCCTTACAGCTTCGAGGAGACCGACAGCATCCACGCCATGCTCGCGCGCGGGCGCGATGCGGCCTATATCGCGCGCGCCCTCAATCGACCGCAGCATTCGGTCGAAGTGAAGATCGGCGCGATGATGAACAGCTACGCGGCCTGGTCGCCGGCACAGGACCGCGACCTGATCGCCCGGGTGCAGCGGCAGGGCCTACCGTCGCTGCGCCAGATCGCGGAAGAGATCGGCCGGACCGTGCATTCGGTCGGTTCCCGCGTCGCCCATCATGGCGGGTTGAAGCGGCTCCGCGCTGCCGCGACGCAAGCGAGGGCGGCGGAATGAGCAAGGTTCCGCTGAAACCCGTGCCGGAAGTGCCGCAGCCGCCGAAGTGCTTCAAGGAAGGCTGCGATGACTGGGGCTCCTACGGCTTCACCTTCCCCGGCGGGCGCCAGGTCTGGGTGTGCCGGGAACATCGCGACGAGACGGACGCCGCCTGGACCGAAGCGGTGCAGGCCAAGATCGATGAGGATGCCCAAGCCTTGAAGCCGGCACAGGGGAAGCTCCTCTGATGCCGTATCTGCATCCACCCTGCGATCGCTGCGACGTCTCGGTGCTGTGCGCCTCGCCGAACGTTGGTGAATGTCCCAGCTGCATGCCGCAGCGGCGGCCGGCCAATGACGAGCCTGCCTTGGATGATGCGTCAGACCTGCCGGATGTCGTCGAGGCGGTGCATCAATGAACGCATCCGTCCTTCCGGCCGATTGCACGGCCTTCGTAGCGGTCGAAGACGCCTATCGGCGCTTCCTCGAGGCGAAGGTGCCGCCGGTGCAGAGCGACGGCATCGAAATCGACCCGGCGCAACTCTCGCCCTGGCTGCGCCCGCATTGCCGGATCATCGTGCCCTGGGCGGTGCGGGGTGGAAGGCGGGCGATCTTCGCGCGGTTCGGGTTGCACAAGACCGCGATGCAGATCGACATCGTGGCACTCTGCATCGAAAACTGCCCGGTCACGAAAGGGCAGGGCGCGGGCTTGATCGTGCTGCCGCTCGGGGTCCGCAAGGAGTTTATCGACGAGGCCGCACGCATGGGCCGGCGGGTGAAGTTCATTCGCCGGGAATCGGAAATCGAACCGGGCGTGGTGCACCTGACCAATTACGAGACGGTGCGGGACGGGAAGATCCGGCCCGAACTCTTCGTGGTCGCCAGTTTGGACGAAGCGGCGGTGCTGCGGGACTTCGGCTCGAAAACCTATCAGGAGTTCCTGCCGCTGTTCGAGGGCGTGCGGTACCGGTTCGTCGCCACGGCGCTGCCGGCACCCAACCGCTACAAGGAATTGATCCACTATGCCGCCTTCCTCGGCATCATGGATTCCGGCCAGGCGCTGACCCGCTGGTTCCAGCGCGACAGCGAGCAGGCCGGCAATCTGACCCTCTACCCGCACAAAGAAGAAGAGTTCTGGCACTGGGTGCATAGCTGGGCGGTGTTCCTGACCAAGCCCAGCGACCTCGGCTGCAGCGACGAAGGCTACGTGCTGCCGGAGCTCGAGGTGCACTGGCACGAAGTCGCGACCGATCACAGCGGCGCCGGCGCGGACCGGGACGGGCAGTCGCTGATGTTCAAGGATACGGCGCTGGGCGTTGTGCAGGCGGCGGCGGAGCGGCGAGACAGCACGGCCGTGCGGGTCGCGAAGATGAAGGAGATCGTCGCCGCCGATCCGAAGGACCATTTCATCCTGTGGCATGACACCGATGCCGAGCGCGACGCGATCGTGCGGGCGATTCCGCGAGCGATGGCCGTTACCGGCACCATGGAGTTGGACGATCGCGAGCGGATCACATCGCGCTTTGCCGATGGCGAGCTCGGCCTGCTGGCGACCAAGAAGATCCTGAACGGTGCCGGGTCGAATTTCCAGCGGCATTGCCATCGCGCGATCTATGCCGGCATCGACGACAAGTTCCACGACTTCTTCCAGTCGATCTTCCGGATCCTGCGCTTCGGCCAGACGCAGGCCTGCCGCATCGACATCATCCACACCGAGGCGCAGCAGGAACAGGTGCGCCGGATGAAGAAGAAGTGGGCGGAGAACGATGCGTTGACCGCGCGTATGTCGGAGATGATCCGGCAATACGGGCTCAACCACATCGAGATGACGACCGTGCTGAAGCGGTCGATCGGGATCGCGCGGCAGGAGTCTGCAGGCGAGAGCTTCACGATCGCGAACAACGACTGCGTGCTGGAGGCGCGGTCGATGCCGGCGAGCAGCGTGAAGCTGATCGTGACCTCGATCCCCTTCGCCAACCATTATGAGTACAGCCCCAGCTACAACGATTTCGGCCACACCACCGACAATGCCGAGTTCTGGGGGCAGATGGATTTCTTGTCGCCGGAATTGCTGCGGATCCTGGAACCGGGGCGGCTCGCCTGCATCCATGTGAAGGACCGGATCCTGTTCGGCGCCGTGACCGGAGCGGGCGCGCCGACCGTCTCGCCCTTCCATGCCGAGGCGATCATGCATTACCGCCGGCACGGCTTCGACTACATGGGAATGATCACCGTCAACACCGACGTGGTGCGCGAGAACAACCAGACCTATCGCCTGGGCTGGTCGGAGAATGCCAAGGATAGCACCAAGATGGGTGTCGGCTCGCCGGAATACATCCTGCTGCTGCGCAAGCCGCAGTCCGACCGGTCGAAGGGTTACGCGGATGTGCGGGTGACCAAGGCGAAGCCGCTCTGCGAACGCGACGACGGCACGCCCACAGAAGCCTTCGACGAGAAGCTGATGCCGATTCCCGGCACGGGCTACAGCCGCTCGCGCTGGCAGATCGACGCGCATGCCTTCTGGCGCTCGAGCGGCGACCGGCTGCTCTCGGCGGAAGAGATGGCGTCTTACGGGCCGGCCAAGCTTGCCAAGGTCTATACATCCTTCAGTCTCGCCCACGTCTATGACCATGAGCATCATGTTGGCATCGGTGAAGAGCTCGACGCCAAGGGCGCGCTGCCTTCGACCTTCATGAGCCTGGCGCCAGGTGCCCATGACGGCTGGACCTGGCACGACGTGGTGCGGATGCGGACACTCAACAGCGAGCAGTCGCAGCGTCGGCGGGAGAACCATCTCTGCCCGCTGCAGCTCGACATCGTCGATCGCCTGATCCGCCGCTTCAGCAATCCCGGCGACCTGGTCTTCGATCCCTTCATGGGCATCGGCACCGTGCCGGCGCGCGCCATCCGCCAGGGGCGGCGCGGGGGCGGGTCCGAGCTCAGCGCGGAATACTTCGCCGATGCACTGCACTACTGCCGCGCGGCGGAGAAGGAAGCGCAGGTGCCGACGTTCTTCGACTTTGAGAAGGTCGAAGAGGATGGTGAGGCGGCGTGACGAGAATCATCCGAGTCTTCCCGCGCATTACGAAGGCAACGCCGCAAGATGATCTTGCGCGCTTCGGCTCGCCGAACATGCTGGATGAAGCCGACGAGGTCCATGTCTCGGTGACGTTCAGCCAGGACAAGATGATCGCCGAGCGGCTGGCTGAGGAATGGAGGTGGGTCGCGCCGGTAAAGATCGGCGGCGTTGCTTACGGAGATTCGTCTCTCGAGTTTATTCCTGGTCGCTACATCAGGCCGGGATATACCATCACATCACGCGGCTGCCCGCGGCGATGCTGGTTCTGTGGTGTCTGGACCAAATGGCCGACCGTAAATCCTCTGCCGATCTATCCGGGTTGGAACATCCTCGACGACAACCTCTTGGCTGCGCCTCGCGATCACGTCGAGGCGGTCTTCAAGATGCTGCGCCAGTATGATCAAAAGCAGCGCGTGACCTTTACTGGCGGGCTGGAGGCGCTATCTCTCCAAGATTACCAGGTCGATCTGCTGGCCAGCTTGAGACCCAAGCCGGCAATGTTCTGGGCCTACGACCCAGGCGACGAGTTCGAGACACTGGAGCGGGCGGCACGCTTAATGATTGGCGCGGGGTTCACCGCGGCATCCCATAGGCTCCGCGTCTATGTCCTGATCGGCTATCCCAAGGACACGTTCGATCTGGCGGAGAAGCGTCTCAACCAGATGATGGCGATCGGCCTCACACCGATGGCGATGCTCTGGTCGCCCGACAAGCCATCTCAAGAGCGTTTCCGTCCTGCCCCGGAGTGGCGCGCCTTTCAGCGTAGATGGGCGAGGCCTGCGATCATTCATGCGCAAGAGGCAGCATGACCGACCGCCCCGACATCCACGAGGCCATGCGCGCGCTCGCCGACGAGTTGCGGCGGCGCATCGACCTGGTCTCCATGATCGGCAATGCCGTGAGCGGCGTGAAGAAGCGCGGGCGCAACGCCTCGGCCTGCTGCCCATTCCACAATGAGAAGTCGCCCAGCTTCCAGATCTATGGCGGAGCCGATGCGCATTATCACTGTTTCGGCTGCGGCGCGCATGGCGATGCGATCACCTTCCGGATGCAGTTCTACAATCTCGACTTCAAGCCTGCGATCGGCGAGCTCGCGGAGGAGTATGGGCTCCGTGATCGCTTCGAGGCGATCACCGGCGAGAAGGCGCAGAAGCGGGAGAAGGCCACGCCGCTGAAGCGTCCGATCGCGGAAGGCGATCGCGAGCGAGAGCAAAAGCGCCGCGACGATTTCATGTTGGATCTGTCGCTGCACTGGTGGCGCGAAGGTGTGGCATCGCCCGGCACCCTGGTGCAGGTCTATATGGAATACCGGATCCCGGGCTATGCCCGGCTCCGGCCGGACGGCCCTCCGCCGTCCCTGCGATTCCATCCGGCGGTTCCGGAGACCTTCGACCCGGAGGATCCGCAGCACAAGGTGACCTGGCCGGCGATGCTGGCCGGTGTGCAGCATCCGGCCTTCGGCGGCAAGATGCGCGGCCTTCACATCACCTATATGGCGCGCGACGGCCGCGGCAAGGCGCCGATCGAGACCAAGAAGCGCATGCTGGGCCAATGCTGGGGCGGGGCGGTGCGCCTCTCGCCGATCGTGCCGGGCAAGCCGTTCTTGGTCGGCGAGGGCATCGAGACGGTCGAGACGGTGCATCTGCGCCGGTTCCTGAAACATGGTGCGGAGTCCGGGACGTTCTGGGCGGCACTCTCCTGGGGCAATCTCTCCGGTGCCGGCGATCCGGATAAGCAGGCGATCGCACCCTTCCATCCGACCAAGCGGCAGAAACCGCGACCCGGCCATGAGCTTGGGGCGCGGGTGCGGTTGCCGACGATCTATCCCGATCTCACCCGGCCGGGCATCACCGTGCCGGAGGAATGCAGCGAGGCGATCCTGCTCTGCGACGGCGATTCCGATCCTTGGAACACGCGCGCGATGATGCGGCGCGCCACCCGGCGCATCCAGCACCAGGGCAAGCCGGTGCGGCAGGCCTGGCCGAAGCCCGGCACCGACTTCAACAGCATGGCGCAGACGGCGCAGGTCGATCCGTTCGGCCTGCCGTCGCTGCCCGAAGACAGAGTGGCGTAGGGGCGGCATGGGTTCCGGGGAAGACGATATCGACGATGTGATCGAGACGGCCGACGTCGAGCCGGATGCCGGCGACTATGACCTCGCCAAGCTGCCGCGCAACGACACCGGCAATGCCGACCGGCTGGTCGCGCGCGAAGGGCATAATCTCATCCATCTGGACGAAGCGGGCTGGCACTGGTGGGGCGGCAAGTATTGGCAGCCGGGCCCGTCGCGCAAATCGCCCGATGCCACGCTCGCCGCGCAGCGCGTCGCCGATGCGATCGCGCGCGAGGCCGAGGCGCTGAAGCGGGAGGCGAAGGACTTCAAGGACGCCATGCCGGCCGAACCGCCCAAGGTGAAAGAGGGCGAGACCGATCCCTATGCGCTGGAGCGGGCGACCTATCGCATGCTGTGCACCGAGCTTGAACTGAAGCTGAAGCGGATCGACGCGCATTTCCGCTTCGGTGTCGGCAGCGGCAATTCCGCGCGCATCAACGGCATGCTCGCCATGGCGGAGCCGAAGCTGCGCAAGCGACCGGAGGACATGGACCGCGCGCCCTTCGTGTTCAACACCCAGAGCTGCACGCTCGAGTTGGGCGACCCCGAATATGGCCATGGGGAGATCCGGCAGCGCGAGCATCGGCGCGAAGACTACATCACCCGCATCGCCGGCACCGGCTACGACCGCGCGGCCTATAACGGTGCCGGCGTGCCGCGGTGTCCAGAGTTCCTGCGATTCCTGGAATGGGCGCAGCCTGACCTGCATGTGCGGCTCTTCCTGCAGCGCTGGTTCGGCTATTGCCTGACGGCCGACAATTCCGAGCAGGTCTTCATGATGTTCTATGGCTCCGGCTCGAACGGCAAGTCGGTGCTGATGATCATCATGGAGACGCTGCTGGGCTCTTACGCCGCGACGGTGCCGATCGAGGTGTTCCTGCACGATGACCGCAAGCGCGGCGGCGACGCCACGCCGGAGTTGGTGCCGCTGATCTCGGCGCGCCTGGCGCTGGCGTCGGAGCCGGAGGAAAGCACGCGGCTCTCCGAAGCCGTCACCAAGCGTGTCACCGGCGGCGACAAGATGAACGTGCGCCGGCTGTTTGAAGGCATGATCTCCATCGTGCCGAAGTTCAAGGTGATGCTCAGCTTCAACAACAAGCCGCAGGTGCGCGGCCAGGACGAAGGCATCTGGCGCCGCATCCTGCTGGTGCCGTTCAACAGCTTCATGGAGAAGGACAAGGAAGACAAAGGCCTCGCAAAACGCCTGATCGCGACCGAGGGGCCGGGGATCTTGAACTGGGCGATCGAGGGCTATCGCCTGTGGCGCGAGGGCGGGCTGAAGCCGCCGGAAGCCGTGAAACTGGCCACGCAGGAATACCGCGAAGAGAGCGATCCGATCGGCAAGTTCCTCGAAGTCTGCACCGATCGTACGACCGCGGGCGAGGTTCAAGCGACCCGGCTTTACGAGGTCTATCGCCGCTGGTGCCTGGTCAACGGCCACCACGCGTTTTCCTCGACCGCCTTCGGACTGAAGCTCAAGGCGAAGAAAATCACGGTCAAGAAGTCGAGCGTCAATGTCTATCTCGGCATCGCGCTCGACCTTGATGCGGTCGCGGCGCTGGAGCGCAGACCCTCCCATAACCCTCCCGCGGACGGCGACAGCGGCGGCGGCGACCCGCGCGACGAAGGAGGCTATGGCGATGGAACACGCTGAAACTCTCCCAACCCTCCCAAATCGCGGGAGAGTTGGGAGGCGAATGTTTTAACCCTCCCGTTCTGCGAGCCGCTTTGCAGAAGGGGACGGGAGAGTTGGGAGGGTTGGGAGGCTTCCGGAGCCCCGCGTATAGGTGCGGGTGCGTGTGCACATACACGTTGATCTTACCTCTTATATATAGAGGTAACCGGAAACCCTCCCAACTCTCCCATGAAAGTTAATGAAGGGAAGTTGTGATGAGTGAAACGACCTTGCGATCCAGCCTGGAACTGAACGAGGCACAGAAGGCGGCTTTGCACGAAGCCGCCTTACGCAGCTTGCCGCTGAGCTCGACGAAGCGGGTCGATCGGCGTCGGAAGCGGGTTGAGCGCATGACCGATGCCGACCTGATGAAGCGGTTCAAGGTCGAATGGATCGCGGTCGAGCTCGCAGCGGCAGCCGAGACCTTGCGGAATCATCAATCGCGCCAATGCTGGCCGGCGGGTATGCGCGCGGCTTGGCCTGACGTCGTGCAATCGACCTTCGAAAGTTACAACACCGACCGGGCGCGTGCCGGGATCGAACGTCACCGCGTCACGCCTTCCGCGGCTGAGATCAGCCGGTTGGATAGGGCGATCGGCTGGCTGCTCTGGCTGAATGCACGGGAGCGGAAGGTTGTCTGGGCGATTGCGAGCGGCCTCTCGCTGCGGAAAGTGGCTGCGATGTTCGGTCGAGGCCGCACGGCCATCCATGAAGATCATGTCTCGGCACTGCTGATCATCGCGCTCCGCTTGTACGAAGTGAGTCGTCAACAGGGAAAACCGACAATCGCGAAAATAAAGTAGCGGACAGGACGGACAAAAATCGGCATGTATTTTGGCAAGATCGAACCGAACAGCGCCCGCCACCATCCAGTGTGCGGGCGCTTCTCGTTTCCGAGGGGCGTGATGCTCACACTGCTCAACGTTCTCAACGACCAGATCGACCCGGCGACGGGACGTGTCACGCCGCTCGGCTGGTCCATCGTCATCGGCCTCAACCTGGCCGCCTTCGGCGGTGCTGTTGCCGGTCTCGCGGCTGCCATCATCGGCGTGTGACCCACGACCGGCGTTAATATTGATCAATGTGAAGGTTCACGGGTCCTTCCCCCACCCAATTCGTATGCGGGCGGCTGAGGCGTGGGATATTTCCAGCGAGACTGGAATTTGAAGGCTAAAGTTTAGGATGTTTAGGGCTAAAGGCGAGTTTAGCTATGCAGGAAGCGCAGGCTGAACAACGTCTTGTGACCAAGGGGCAGTTGGCGAAGATCGCCGGCGTCTCGCCCGGCCGCGTCTCGCAGTGGATCGCGGAAGGCAAGGTCACGAAAGAGGCCATGGTCGGCGAAGGCCGGTCGGCAATGATCGATTTGAACATTGCCGGTCCGCAACTCGACCTCACCCTCGACTTCGATCAGCGCCAGGCTCAGGCGATCGCGAAGCCAACGACGGCGATAGCGACGGCCAGCATCACGCCGGAGCAGCAGCGGATCGCCGCAGTCAAAGCGGAGACGGCGGAGATTGAGCTTCGGCAGCTTCGCCGGCGCGAGCAGGAGCAGCAGGGCGTTCTGATCCGCGCATCGGAGGCGCGGCAAGTTTTCGGGCGCGAGCTCAGCGAGTTGATCACCGCGATCGAGCAGCAGTTCCTACCCGAAGCGGCGGAAACCGTTGCCCGGGAATTGGGAATCGACCACAAGGCGGTGACCACGATCCTGCGCGCGGCGTTTCGGGATTTCCGAGCCAAGCGTTCCGACCTGGCCAAGAGCGCCGCGGTGACGACCGCGCAGATGGTGGAAGAGAGTTCGCATGGAGACCCTGCTCACCAATCCGGAATGGATGGTGCAGGACATCCTGTCGGAGAGCCTGGAGCCGCCGCCGCCGGTTGACTATCTCGCCTGGGCTGGGCGCAACGTCGTCTTCGGCTCGGAAAGCCCGCTGCCTGGGCCCTATAATCGGGAACTGTTCCCGTTCTTCGATCGGATCCTGGAGGTATTGGGGCCGGATCATCCGGCCCGCACGGTCGTGCTGCAGAAGTCGGCCCAGCTCGGCGGCACCGTGCTGGCACAGATATTCACCGGCGGGTCGCTCGACATGGACCCGTGCTTGTTCATGTACATCCACCCGACGACCGATAACGGCACGCGATGGGTGAACACGAAATGGCGGCCGATGCTGCGCCAGACGACATCGCTGGTGGGCATCTTTCCGTCGACCAAGTCGCGCGATGCCGGCAACTCGATGTTCTATCTCGAGCGCAATGATGGCCGCGGCGCGCTTCTGGTCAGCGGCGCTAATTCCGAGGCGAGCTTGTCGCAGGTCTCGCCGCGGCGCCAGGTGCAGGACGATCTCTCCAAATGGGAGATGAACAACGCCGGCGACCCGGAAGACCAGGCGGATACGCGGTCGAAGGCCTTCGACTGGGCGAAGATCTTCAAGATCAGCACGCCGCTGATCAAGGCCGGCTGCAGGATCTCGCGGGCTTACAAGAATTCGACCCAAGAGCGCTTCCATGTGCCCTGTCCACAATGCGGGCACATGCACGCGCTTGAATGGGAAAACTTCGTCGCCAACATCGACCCGGAGGATCCGGGTGCAGCGCACTTCACCTGCCCGAAGAACGGTTGCGTCATCGAGCAGCATCACCTTCGGTCGATGCTGCAAGACGGCCAGTGGGTCGCGCAGAACCCGTCGGCGAAGATCATCGGGTTCTTTCTCTGGACCGCCTATTCGCTGCTCGAGCGCTGGGAGAATATCGCAGCGCGCTGGATCGCCGCGAAAGGCGACGCCGCGAAAGAGCAGACATTCTTCAACGATTGGCTTGGCCTGCCCTACGAGGCGGCGGGTGAATCACCGCCCTGGGAGGAGATCAAGGCCAGGGCGGAAGAAGACGGCCATCAGCGTGGAGTCATTCCTGTCGGCGGGCTGCTGCTATCGCTCGGGATCGACTGTCAGAGCGATCGCATCGAATGGCATCTCAGGTCGCATGGACGCGACGTGCGCGCATGGACGGTCGATTACGGCGTCATCGAGCACCACATCGCGACCGATGAAGGCCGCGCTGCGCTCGACGCGTTGTTGAAACGAGACTGGCCCGACAGCTTTGGCGGACGGCGGAGCCCACAGAGCGTCGCGATCGACGGCAACGCCTGGACCGAGGACGTCTATGACTGGGCGAAGCGGCACCCGGCGAGCCGCGTGATGATGGTTCGCGGTGTCGCCTCGGAGGCCGCGCCCTTCATCGCCCGGGTGAAGCGCGAGCGCTCGCGTGACGGCCGACTGCTGCGGTATGCCCGGCGGTTTTTCAACGTCGGCACGGCGCCGATGAAGGCGGCCTTGTACAAGCACCTGGCGGTCAAGGATCCGCTGGCGCGTGGGTACAACGGATTCCCGATGGGGATGGAGGACGACTTCTTCCAGCAGCTCTGTTCAGAGCGCCGGGTGCCCATCAATCGCAAGGATGGGTATGTCGAGTTTCGTTGGAAGAAGGATCCGAGCGTCCGAAACGAGGTGCTGGACACCGCGATCTATGCCGACGCCGGCGCAGTTCGCCAAGGCTGGCGCACACTGACCGAAGATCAGTGGGACAAGATCGAGGCGCTGCTCGAAAAACCGGCGATCGAGAAGGGGCAGCTCGATCTTGAAGACCTTCCGGCCCAGCCGAAGGCGACCGAGGCCGAACCGGCGCCCGAATCGGCGACGGAACCGGACGTTTCGACGCCAAGAACCGAATCGCAGCCGGTGAAACCCGCCGCGCCGCTTAGCAAAGGTCTCGCCTGATGGCCACGCAGCAGCAGATCGATGCCTGGCAGGCGGAGCTTACGCAGCTCGAGACCGCGCGGACCTCGATTCTTGGCGGGAAACAGACCGTTTCGGTATCGGCCGGCGATAAGCGCGTCGAATATAGCAACGGGTCGGCGGATATGCAGGCGCTGCTCAATCGGATCAACGAATTGAAGCTGATGCTCGGCCAATCTTGCCGCCGCGCGCTTCGGATCGGGTTCTGACATGGCTTTTTTGAACGCAGACGGCTCGAAAATGCAGCGTATGGCGCATGTTTCGACGCCTTCTTACCAGGCGAGCGATCATTTCAGCCAGGAGCTCGCGTCCTGGCGGCCGTGGCTGGCGTCGCCGGACGCCGAACTGCTCTACGAGCGCGACACGATCACCGCCAGGATCCGCGACCTGGTGCGGAACAACGGTTGGGCGTCGAGCGCGGTCACCCGCGAGCTCGACAACGTCATTGGAAGCGGTCTTCGCCTCTCCGCGAAGCCAAACTGGCGCCGCCTCGGTCTCTCGGAGGATTGGGCGCACGAATTCTCCGCCGACGTCGAGAGCGTCTGGCGAGACTTTGCCGAGGATCCGAACTTCTTTTGTGACGCGGCGCGTCACCATCAGATGAGTGGGTTGTTCGGGCTGGCTTACCGGCATTATCTGAAGGATGGCGACGCGTTCGGCGTATTGCTGTGGTTGCCGGACCGGCCGTCCGAATGGGCAACGGCGCTGCAGATCGTGCATCCGGACCGCGTGTCCAACCCGAACGGGCAAGCCGATAGCGATCAGGTTCGCTGCGGTGTCGATCTCGACGAGAACGGTGCCGCGACGGGCTACCACATCCGCAAGCGGCATCCCTATGACATCGCCGACACGAACGGCCAGGGCTTCGTCTGGGAGCATGTACCGCGCGAAACCGAGTGGGGTCGGCCGATCGTCGTTCACCACTATGACAAGGACGCTGCCGGTCAAACACGCGGCATCGGTCGCCTGACGCCGATCCTCGAGCCTCTGAAGATGCTCGAAAAACATGGCAAGGTCGAACTGCAGGCGGCGGTTCTGAACGCGATTCTGGCGGCCTTCATCGAAAGCCCGCTGGACCATGAGTTCGCAGAAGGCATCATCGGTGGTGATAGCCTCGGCAAATACCAGGACGAGCGGTCGGCCTTCCACAAGGACCGCAACATCACGCTGGGCGGCGTCCGTGTACCGATCCTGTTTCCGGGCGAGAAGGTCGGCTTCCAAGCCGCCACGCGACCCAACCCCGCGTTCAGTGAATTCCAAGCCGCCGCGTTGCGCAACATCGCGGCCGGCACCGGCACGGTCAGCTATGAGCAACTGTCCGGGGACTGGTCGCGCACTAACTATTCCTCCGCGCGGGCTTCGATGGTCGAGATTTGGAAGTCCCTGATCCGCCGGCGCCGGGATTTTGCGCCACGGTTCGCCACGCCGGTCTTCGCCGCGGTGCTCGAGGAGGCGATCGAGACCGGTCGAGTGACCGTGCCCTCCGGCGCGCCGAGCTTCCAGGAGGCGCGCGCAGCCTATGCCCGCTGCAGTTGGATCGGCCCGGGACGCGGTTGGGTGGATCCGCTGAAGGAGAAGCAGGCGGCGGTGATGGGAATCGCCGCGGGTCTCTCCACGCTTGAGGCCGAGTGTGCAGAACAGGGCCTCGACTATGAATAAGTGCAGGCGCAGATCGCG